GGCTCTTTTGTAGCTTGCACTTGACGATGTTACCAACAACCTCGTTGTCCACCTTTTCCTTCTTCTTTGAAAGAAAGACAATCGTGGATGCTGCATATTCAAGACCCGAACCGCCGCCCATCTTCTTGGTTGGCACATATGAGCCAACAACATCATATGTATGATTGGTGACCAGCAAAGCTACCTTGGCTTTACCAAGCTTCAACGTAATGACACGAAAAGCACCACGAATAAGCTGCGCTCTCGTCATGTCTCGGGTATCTTTGCCCTCGGTGATATCGGCAATTTCTTTCTCGGTCGAAAGATTACCAAGAGAGTCAAGAACCATGATCATCGGAGGACGATCAGCTACTGGAGTCTCCATATACTTGTCAAGAATCTTCACGCATTGTGTGCGGAATTCTTGAATCGTCGTAACTGGAATGATATGAACACGACGAGCATCGATATCACGATCAATGAACATCTGCTTCGTCAAGGCAGACTCCGATTCGAAATACATTACTCCGCCGTTTGGATTATCGATGAGAAACTGCTTGACCACATTCAACGTGTAGAATGTCTTTCCCGTAGCAGGTTCACCCGCAAGTGCTGTAATCTTGTTGTCGGGCAATCCGCCATAAATTGAACCGGACAATAGTGCGTTTAATGCATATGAACCTGTGCCGATATATCCAGTAACATCTCCAGCTTCAATACCATCATCAACGAGAGCTGCGTATTCATTACCAGCTTCTTTGATTAGATCGGAAAAAATGTTATTCATTCAAAACTCCTTCAAATATATTGTATTTTATATCAACTAAAGAAAGATGTCAAGTCTGAAGCCTCTTCTGTCTTCCATCCAACGCAATCGAGAATGATCTTGATCGGTTCAATGAATGCCTTTTCAAACTGCATATCATAGTCTACGAATCTATGTAGATCGAATTCTTGAGGAAGACGACCTGGATATGAGATGACAGTTTCGTTCACTATGTTTGGTAGCTTCAAATATGTAAAACGTAGCTTTTCACCTTCTTGTATCTTTGGATACTTCTTTGATAGCTGCTTCTTCTCCAAAAGATTGTTATAGATCAACGCACCCTTGACATGAATTGGCGTACCCTTTTTATAGATGGATGCGGGATCAGAATATTCTTTTAGTCCATTGACGCCACGAGGAAAAGAGATTTCTTCTGGCGGCAACTTTGAAAACTCCTTGCGAAAATTCTCAATGAAGTTCTGGACATCGCTTTCCGTGCCTTGAAGAATAAGTTCAATCACATCCTTCATTTTCTCGCGAATAGCAGAAGGAGTCGATGACTTGATCATTTCCAGACCCATCACCTTCAACTTTGGCTTTGCATATTGAACGCCTTCATTGTTATAGACGTTCATGATGTAGCGTTTCTTAGCAGTCCAAATTCCACGATCAGCCAATGCTTCTCGCTTCATCTGCATCTTTTGAGCATATGCGTTTACATAGTCAGCAAGATTGTTATAGCTTTGATCAATAAAAGGTTGAATCTTATTTTCACAGATCTTATCCATGAAGGCGATGATTCGTGAAGCTGCTGTTGCTTCAAAACTGTCCGCAAAAGCCCGACGTACAATTTCGTCAAGCGTAAGGTAAATACTGTCTGTATCCAATGCAACGACATAATCGACATTCTCCGTCTTCAACAACTTATTCATGTATTCATTGATACGCAATTCAATCCAACGAATAGACAATTGTCCGGCAAGCGTGATTGCTTCAGCAATACGAATATCAAAGAATCGAAAATACTGATTACCCATTGCACCGTAAGATGAGTTTAGCGTAACTTTCTTGGCAAGCTGTAGATTGTTATATCTGGCAATTCGTTTTTCAATCTCGTATCTTTCGTCTTCATTCTTGCAGGTTTCAAGTTCTTTCTTGGCTTCGATTGCCTTCTTCTTGTACACAGAACGATCATCATACATCTTCTGCATCATCTCTGGAAGAAAGCCATATTTGTCCACGCGAAATAGTTGCTTATTCGGCGTTAGAGTAACTTTCTCTTCCTTGAGATCGGATGTGTTCACCATTTGATTAAGCAATTGATCCACTGTTATCTTTTGCGATAGAATGGAAATCATCTTGTGTGTGTAAGTGTGTGGTTCAACAAGAGTCTCTGGCGAAAGATTGTATTGCATGATTAGATGGGGATATAGACTGTTCAAGTCGAAACTTGCCATCCAGTTGTGCATACCAATAATCGGATCCTTTACAAAAGCACCTTCATAAGCAGCATTCTTTACATTGTCGTTCTTTGGCGGAATGACGATGTTTTTTGTGCGAAGATGATTATAGATGAGCGTATCCCACATGCGAACTTGTGAGAAAATATCTTCATAATTCGTCTTGGAAACATATGCGAGAGTAAGTGCCAGTTCAATTAACTTTAGCTTGTCGTCAATCTTTTCAACAAGTTTAACGTCATGAATGTTATACTCTATGAACTTTTGATAGTTCTCGCGATATAAATGATGAAGATTGTCATATTCTTCATACGAGATCTTCTTCTCGCCGACTTCAATGTTAGCAATGTGATTTAGCTTGTATGATTCCTGAGATGCTCCGCGCCACGGCAAGCGATAGAGTTCAAGATAGTCCAGAGTAGATACTCCAAGAATATCATAGAATCCCTTCTCGCGACCCATGACTGTATTTGTTCTCTGGTTTACGCGACCCCAAGGAGATAGCGTAGCCATCGCCTTTTCGCCAAGCAATCTGCTAATGCGATTGACGAGATATGGAATATCAAAGAACTTGACACTCCATCCAGTAACAATGTCAGGATAATTCAAAGTCCAGAGTTCAAGAAATCTCTTGAGAAGTTGAATTTCGTTTTCACATTTCAGATACTCAACGCCATCTGGACAATCAAAATCATTGCATCCTAGAGTAACGTAGCTGCCATCAATCTTGATCGTGATTGCAATAATCTCTTCACTCGCAACGTTAGGATCTGGGAAACCGTTCTCGGAAGCAACCTCAATATCAAGAAAAGCAATATTGATCTTTTCAATATCCCAATCAATATCATTTGGATGAGCATCCGATATGAATGCATATTGATAGTTGGTGCTACCATATATCGTGAATCCGCTGACATCCTTGTACTTGTCAACGAATTCACGACAGTCTCTCAAACCACCAGGACGAACAGTATCCACATAGTCGCCATGCAGAGTTCTGTATTCTGTTGGTTTCTTCGATGGCACATATAGAGTTGGTCTGTATTCGATTTACCTCGAACACGTTTACCATCTCTTACACCACGATAGAGAATATTGTTTCCGAGAACGGAAACGTTTGTATAAAAATCATTCATCATTATTGAATGATATCATAGAATGATGGATCAAACAAGAAGAGTCTTAGGTGGAGTAATGATTCCACCAAAAATTGAATTATAGTTGTTGATCATCTCCTTGATCGGCTTTGCCTCATATACGATGCTCTGCTTTGAGATCATGATTGGCTCATTTTCTGCATATGGCAACCATGGCGCCAAACCAATCGATGGTTGCTGTGGATTGGTGCGACTTGGAACAAGTGCAATCAATACAGCGTTTTTTACGGAATAAGAGAGACCCTTATCTTCAATGTCTCCGATAAGTTCTTCTCCAGTTAGAAGCTTGATGATTTTGATATTAGCCATTATTCGAACTCCACAATATAATCATAAACACCACGCGGAACCCAGCGATATGGGATCAGCATTTCACGACCACGAAAGTCTTCAAAGTCAATGGTCGGGTCCACTTCATATGACCACATGACCCACTTACCATCATACTTGCGTTGCGTAAATTCAACTTTATTCATCATATTCTCCTTATTGTCTATAAACTTTCCAATTTGAAACAGGCATGATACCATATGCTCTACCTATTCTTTTCTTGTAAGTTAGGACAAAGTCTCCTGCTATTGATATACGTCTAGGTTTTAGATCATCCAGCGTTTTGACTGGCATATCGGGAGACCCAGAACCAGAACCCGATGTGTAATGATATAGTTTACCTGGAAACATGAACATTTGTCCTTCAGCGGGATTGAAGAACCATGTAGGACTATTCCACATGTTCCATTTTACAATGTTTGCATTCGTCATGCCATGAAATAATTCATTTGGCTTTTCATGAATAGCAAAGTTTACTGGCTTATCCATTCCTTCTGGAATCTGAACATAATATACGAAAGATAGATGAGAATCCTGATGATTGTGATATGGAGTATGAAACTCTGTTATGATGTTCAACCAAGTCTTCACAAGATTCAAATCAAACTCATCGTTCACTTCCATTGTCTTCAAGTACTGAAATGCATTTGAAGCTGCAAAATCGAATAGATCACTTAGCTCATCGTCCAGATGTATGTTGACGTTACCCGTTGTTTCCATCGAGTAGCCATGATCATCCATATGATGAAGAACGCGATTGAAGAAGCGATTCTTGAAATCTTCTTTCTTATCGTAGTGAAATTCTGCGACAAGAGTCGGAAACAAAGGATGTGTAATCATGTTACCGAATCATGATTTTTGTTTTTTGGATATCCGCTTTTTAGTAATTTTAGTTTCATCATCTTTTCCTAACGACGGATCATGATAAGCGGTAATCCACATACCACTATTCTTATCAAATTTTGGATTATCTATTATAGTACAATTGTACTTGGATGTCAACAACTTCGCCATACTTTTCGCGCCGGTTTCTGAAAAGCTTGATGTGATGATTTTTTCTGATTTCATTTATTGATGCCATTCTATGTCAGGAAACATTTTTATCGTTTTATATTCAACATTTTTTTGGCTATCGCATATGAACTCTACAAGTTTCGCAATTTGATCAGGATCTAATAATTTTGTTGTGTCTTCATGGAATTCAAGATTATTCCATAATGGTGTATTGATACCGCCAGGATGAATACTTGTTACTTTGATTTTTTTCTCTTGTAACTCCTTGCCTAATACGCCAGCAAAACCAGTCAAGCCATGTTTTGTCGCACAATATATCGACTGGTTTTCAATTTGTTCCAATCCTGCAACTGAATTTATAAAAATAATTCTACTATTTTCTTTTAGAACTGACATTGCACATTTCGTCACATAAATTGGCCCTTTTAGATTGACATCTATCATATGATTTATTATTGACATGTCGGTATCATCAAAAGACTTGTATTCAAAAATAGCAGAATTGTTTACTAACAAATCTATTTGCTCTGGTTTTACGGAGTCGAAGCACGATTCGACACTAGCATAAGATGACACATCACCTTTGATGTGCATGTAGTTTTCGTGATAGATATCACCATCACTTCTAGACATTCCTATGACACGCCAATTTTTATTCAAGAGATGATTGGCAATTGATTTGCCAAGTCCTTTTGACGTACCTGTTATAAATGCAGATCTCATATGCTTGAAAATGTATTGATTGCGTTTTCTATGTCTTTGTTGGTCAAGTCATTCACAAACTTATAATTGCCAATACACACTGGTACCGGAATGAATTGATCTCCGTTTCTATGCTTCATAGTATCAGACAATCCTTTTTTTAGCAAGGCAATGTTTGCAAAATCTTCATGATAGATTGGTAGTTTCAGATTTTTTGCCACATCAAACATTCTTTGTAGAGTAGTTTTATCTATGTGCCCACGATTATAAGAAATGCAAGCACAGAAAAGACAATCCAAGACAACAGCTTCTCCGTGTAGCAAATTTGGCATGTTGGCCATTTCAATCATTGGACTAAATGTATGACCATAGTCTACGCATCGATCAAGTTTTTTTTCCCATAGATTTGGCGCAAGTTCATCGATCATGCCTGAGATGGCCAAATTGATAACGCGAACAGGAACAGCACCAAATTGAAATTTTTCTTGAATTAGCTGTTCATAATTTTCTTCAAGTAGCACAAAAAGTTCTTCAGATTTGATTACCGCAAGTTTAAAAATTTCAGCAATACCATTGACTATTTCTCGTTCATCTTGTGTCTTGATGAATTTCTTATCAATAAGCGTTGCGATTGGAGGATAGTATGCTCCAATACGATTACGTCTTTCAAAATGATTTGCAGCAACCTTCACTCCAACTGAAGCATCAACTATTGCCAAAAGTGTTGTGGGAACTTTGACATACGGAATACCTCTACGATATATGCTACAGCAAAAACCAACAAGATCTAGTAGAACACCACCACCGATGACAATAATCGTCTCTCTTCTTAGCACACCTTCATTTTCAAAAAACTGAAGAATTTCATTCGTGTGTTTCCAATCTTTGTTTGCTTCAGTTGCATCTATGATAAGCAATCTACAGTCTATTTTCAGCGCGCCAAAATAATTTGTTATCTTATCTTGATATATTTCGTAAACTGTCTTGTCTACTACAACAACTCTTCTATCACCAGAACCATATGATACTAAATCATGATTCGTTGGATCAAATACGTTGTTTGAATAGTGTATGGTAAATGAAATTGGCAGAGAAGATTTTACTTGCCAAGTTCTTTTTAGATTGTTGAAATCGATCAATAGGTCCATGATAATATCTTACTCAATAAATGACATGCATGAAGATAAAAATATTTAGCGTGATCAAAATTACCTGCCGCACATTTGAAAGGCAGCATACGAATAAATTGTGTGGCTTCTAAAACATCAACAAGTTCTCTCTCCTTAGAATCTATTCTTTTCATAAACAATTCATTGAATGTAAATACACCAAGAGGCGTTTCAAAATTATTACACCAAACGATAGAATTGTCAATAGATACAGATCTATTGTTTATATACTCATAAAGGCTATTTGAACTTTGAAGAACCATGGAATAATCCAAGAATCTGCTATCAATAATACTTTCTTCATAAGGATCAATGAAAACAATCTTGTCTTGTTCGAATGAATACATTGTGTTTTCTAAAGTTGGATTACCGTGTATCGATTCTTCGCTTTCTAATTGAACTTCCTGAAAAAGTTTCTTTATTTTGTCTTGATATCGTTGAATTCCATAAATTTTTTTTCCGTTGAATTCGTATGTCTCGTATCTAAAAAAAGATTCAAATTCATGGTATTTTCTTGCGTCAACAATTTTTTGATCAACCTCTTCCTTATAGTAAAGATAAGCTGCACTAGTGTTTGATTTATATTTGATACTATGTAACTGATCAAAGGCACTCCATAGTGCATTATTGATCTTGCTTATTTGATTATTAGTTAGATTTTCGCTCGACATAATCTTGTTCAAGTCCGAATATCCATTCATATATTCAATATCAAAATATGCTAGATTTTGATCATATGACGCATCAAGAACTTTTGGAAACAAACTTGGGAACATTTGATTGTATCGTTGTAGTTTTTTTAATTGTGAGTACCAACGAACATATCCATATTCTCTATTGTCGAT